GATGACTGACATGATTCTTGCTGATGACTGACATGATTCTTGCTGATGACTGACATGATTCTTGCTGATGACTGACATGATTCTTGCTGATGACTGACATGATTCTTGCTGATGACTGACATGATTCTTGCTGATGACTGACATGATTCCTGCAGGTTCAATCACTACATAATATATTATGGTCAAAATGAATTAGTAAAAATAACTAACATTTATATAATAGTAATACATAATATACAATTGGAGTAGTCAAATTGACTACATCGGAGGTTTAAAAATGATAGATGAAATTAAACAAATAAAAAATATTTGCGATTCATTAAACGATGAATCAAGCAAAGAAGACAGGAAAACTGCATATATTGCAGTTTTAGACATTTTAGCATGTGCTGAAGCATCAGGAAAATTTGTAAGTGTGAAAACTTCAAAACCATTTTGGACAGATACTTATTACGATTATTACAACCTTAATGGATTCTGTTTCTGTGTTGCAAGATATTCAGACAAAGACAGATATATTTATGTTGAATCTGAAAAAAATCAATACGGTGATTTATTCAATACTATCAAAAATGCATTAAAAATTGATAGTAAAATTGAATTCGGAGACAAATTTGATGCTGTAATTGGTGATTACTTATTTAATGATACTAATTTGACAATTGGAGAAATCTCCTATACTTATCAGTTTATGTTGCAAAGAATCATCAACGAAATTTCAAACATGAACCACATAGAATTTTATTCATTTTGTAAAAAAACCATTGAAAATGATTTAAAAATTGAAATGGAAGATTATTTCATTTCATTTTATTTGACTGCTTGGAGAAATGTGAATCCCATCGATTTAGATGACTATGCATTAATTTTGATGGGATTAAAACAACATGTTTTAAATGTTGCAAATTCTGAAATAATTTGCAATGTTGCTGAATTCATCGCAAATGAATCAGGATTTGCAGTAATTTCAAATTTAATTGATGCAAAGTCATTTGAAATAATATTGCCGTCAAATTATCATTCTAACAACATTGATGCGTTAATTGACAGCATCAATGCTGAATTTAATTTAGATTGCGATTACATGAAACATGGAAAACATTTAACTGTATGGCTTGAATTAAAAGCCATATTTTAATTTATTTTTAATTTGGAGGAAAAATACAATGATATTATATAAAAAATTTGATGTATTGGCTTTTTTGATGGGAAAAAAAGCGACAGGCAGGAAACTTGATTGGAATCAAGCAACAGAGAACAGTAAAGATGTACAGATGCGAGTAAATTTTAAATTACCTCCATTCATATTTGCAGATGTTAAATCTGTTGATGAATCTGTTGACATGATGAATTTAGATGCTGAAAAATATGCTAAACTTGGTGTAATTGATTATGATGACTACATTGAAAAATATGGAGACGATGGAAGATTTAAAAAATATCTTGAATTTGAAAACATCAGAATCAATCCAGAATTCCCATTTGCAGACATAATATCTGTAGATGAATTAATTGAAGCATATAAACCATTTATGTACAAATCTAGAAAAGATTTACTTTTTAATACTCGTAAATTGACATGTACTGCGTTAATTAACAAAATAATAGATGTTTTTTATGTTGATGCGATGTCTGAAGCATACAACAATAATGACAGCGCAACAATTGTAACATTGTTAGATGAAATTATTGATATATGTCATAGATTAGGATTCAAAGAGGCTAAATCATGGGAAAATTTAGATATTTTGCCTTACAGCCTCGGAAATTCTAAAATTGGTGAGGATACTCTTTGCATTTCAATAAATTCTGCAATGCTTTGCTATATGGGAATTACTGGCAACTGTGATGCCTGTGGCATTTGCTATGCATCAAATTCCAATCGCATGTATACTGCCGAATTTTTAAAAAATAGTATTAGTCAACGCGTGTTTATTGATTTGGATGTTGATACAATTATCAACAATACTATCAAAAGTATCGAAACTGAATTGACTTCAAACGAAGTCAAAAACCTTAAATTTTTAAGATTCAATGTAAATGGAGACATTTTAAACAATGCACAATTAATCAAACTTGACAAAATTGCTGAAGCGTTTTTAAATCATTTTGATTTAAAATCTGCGTACACCTATACACACAACAAGCAATTAAACCAAGAATTGGCACAAAATATTGTCATAAATTCATCTTTTATGGATTTCAAGCACAATAAACAATGTTTAATTGCGTTTGAGTATTCTGAATTTTTGCACAAATATGGCAATATATTGTGCGACGGTGACTGCAACAGATGCAGTTACTGCAAAAATCCTGACGAAACAAGGACAATATTTTTCCTCGCTCACGGTGGAAAATATGAAGGAGTTAAAGCAATTCCAGTTGATGTGATGGCTGAATTAAAAGAAGAAAAAGAAAAAGCATATATTGAATTTATGGGGGAATAATCTCCCATTTAATTATTGGAGGCTGTAAAAATGAGTATATTTTATTATTTAAGATTAAAAGAATGGGATTCTTATTTAGAATCATTAATCGAAGTATATGGAGACATAGATGAAATTGATATGGATAAACTCGCAACAGATGCATATTTAATTACTAATTTAAGCATACTTAAAAAATTTCATCCAGACAACTCCTTTAAAGAATTTTTTGAAGGAGATTACAGCAGATTTTATGAAGATGTTGAATCTGTAATTGCAGATGAATTATCTACAGTTAAAAAAGGAATAGGAATTTCCGAAAGATTTGACATGTTTTTAACTGCTTTTTATGACTTTAGATTCAGAATTTATCGCAATCACTTCGATGGTGATATTGATGAATGTATCAACAGGTGTTTTGATGCTTCAATCGATTGTAAAAATTGGACAATAGTCACAGATGATGCATCTATTGCTGAAAAGAAAACAGCATTAATGCGTAATTGTTATGATGAAATCGTAAAATACTTTAAAAGAGATTTCAACAACTATGAACCAGATACAATTTAAAAAGGAAAACTTGTTAAAAATTTTTGGGATTTATACGAAGCACGAAATGCAGAGTTAAATGACATGTTAGAATCATTTTTAAAAGATGAAACCATGGGAGATTTATTTAAACATTTAAATAATTGGTGTAAAGAATTAATTTATACTGATGAAGACGGAAATCCATCCGAAGACGATTTCACTAATGGATTAATTTTAGATTTATATGAATGGTGGTAATATGAAAGAAGATATTAAAATAATTGATGAGAAAATTGACAGATACAACCGTACTGCTGAATTAATTGCTGATGTAGTATCTGCAGAGATTTGTCCAGCAGTTTTTAAGGAATTTATAGAAACTGCAAAAGAATTGCAATTAAATCTACATATGAATGATGAATTGCCTGAAATATGTGATGGCATGGATGAAGATATATTAATCGATGCCTATACTGATTTCGAATGTGCATTAATTAATTTAATCAATGGAGGATTATAAATGAGGACATCAAAAGAGATTCTAAATGAATTAGATGACTTGTCCAAATTCATTAAACTTGCATTAGATTCAGACATTGGCATAATTGCGATTGACCTCTTATATGTTGCTCAACGAGTTAATGACCTCAAACAAGAATTGAGGATAGCAGAAGCGAAAGAAAATATATAACCACAACACCATCAACCATCATCATCCATCCTGACCATCATCCATCATCAATCAGAATCAGCATCAATATAAATATAATACTAGATTCTGGATTGGCATTTATTCATCTGATTTCAACTGCCGTGATGCGATTGCCTCCACAAATTGTGGGAGGTCATGCAATGCATTTAATTATAATGCTGATTAAATATATTGCATTGATGTCATCATGTTGCAGTATAATCAATCATCTATTTTATTTCATTAACTGATGCAACTAATTATGTTATTATGTGCTTGATGCAATAGATGTGACATGACATTGCATTGCATTGCTGTCATCAACATCAGGTCACATGACTGCAATCCGATCCCATCGCAACAAGTCAAGTCAGTCATCATCATTGCAATGGGATCAGTCAAGAAAACTGTTTCAATTTCAATTCGAAATGCAGTCACTTTGTCTGTTGCATGGTGCAACAGTCAACCAATGAAACAATTAACTTGCGAAACTGTTGCACAAGCAACAATGAAATTTTGATGCAGTACCTGACAAAATTCCTGATGAATTTTCATGCTGACTTCTCCAACTTTCGAATCGAAGCAGAAACTTGGTCTCCGTGTGCGATTTTTCAAATTTGGGGGAGGGTTTTTTCAATTCTCTGTCAGATTTTTGCCTATGCAGACACCCCCCACCCTTCGATTCGCCCCCATAGTATTTAATAGTCCCCAATTATAACGAAGTTTAACCTTGTTTATTATAAGTATATATAAGGGACTATTCAATATTATTTTAACCTTGTAAAATGTAGGTGTTTTTTGTACTTTCTATTACAAATATAAATATCAAGTATAACTTTTTTTTATTTTTTTAAATATCTATTTAAAAAAGGGGCTATTCAATACTTATCCCCCTCATGGCATGGGTGATGTAAGATTCATGCAAAACTATGTAAGATTTGACCGAAACTGTGTAAGATAGGGGTCAACTCGTGTAAGGCTTTTCTGTGGCAAAAATATCGAAAATACCTCTCCATGCTTCTTTTGACCAACGGAGCATTTTCTGTAAAAATCGCTATTTCCGTGATGGGGTAAAATTGCTCCCAACCACTACTTTTCGTGTACGAAATGGGTAAAACTGTGTAAGATTGATGAAAAATTGCTCCGTAATCATAAACTTGTGTAAGGTTTTCAAATCATTAAAAATTTTGAGGTTAATTATGGAATATGATACTTATGAATTAAAGGCTAATGTCACCACTTTCCTGACAGTTGTTATTTTTCCGTTCCTGACTGCTAATGGTGTAGCCGATGCTACTGCCAATGCATTGATTGGTGTCTTGGCATATTTTATCGTGTTGGCTATTACAGTCTATGGTGAAAGGTTCATCTCCAAGATCTTTACTAAACAGAATCCGAATGAGGTGACTTGCGACTGTGGATCAGACTCTGAAACTGCATGAGGATTTAATTGATAAGCATGATGATAGGATAGATAATCTCCAACGAGATGTCACGGATATTAAAGTCCGACTTGGTATAAAGGATAAGACTAATGGGCAGGTCATCAAATATCAGAAAGATTTGGTGGATGCTCAAGAACTTGAAAGGGCAGAGAGAAAGGAAGCCGACAAGGAATTGAAGGAAGACATCAAGAGGCTCGATGATAAGACTTGGTATATTTTGACTGGTGTTATCTTGTCGATTCTTATGGAGATTGGTTTTATGTTTTTTAAAGGTGGTTAGATTGAAGAGAAGTGTTGATACTGATGTGGATGAGAATGGTCAACCTATCCGTGATAATGAACCTAAAGTCTCTCCGAAGACTGGTAAGAGGCGAAAGGGCAATCCCAAGGCTATCACACCTTATAAGATGGAATGTATCTGCAGGACTATTCGTGCAGGGAATTATGTGAAGCCATCCGTGATTGCGAATGGTGTGAAATATAATACCTTTATGGATTATATGCACAAGGGTAAGAAGGGCATTCGACCATATGATGAGTATTATCAGATGGTTGAAGAAGCCAAGGCAGGTGCAGAAGTTACTATGTCCACAAGGATTAATGAATCTGCAGAAAATGGTAATGTCGGTGCAGATATGTGGAAACTTCAGAGGATGTTCCCTAATCGTTGGGGTAATGCACAGAGACAAGAGATTAAGGTTGACAATACTCAAAAGATTGAACTTGTAAGATTTTCGGATAAGAAGAAAGAAGAATAATGGTTGAACTGGTATTAACTGATAAGCAGTATGAGTATATTGATGATATGACTCGCCATTTGATGATTATGGGGAGTGCAGGGAGTGGGAAGACTATTTTCGCTTCCACTAAAGTCATTTTGTATGCTTTGCAATATCCTAATGCGAGGATTGGTGTGTTCAGACAGACATTACCATCTTTGAGGGAGACTGCTTGGAGGGAAATTATTGAGTTATTGGACAAGTATTCAATAGAATATAAGGAGAATAAGTCTAATGGACTCGTTACACTCTCTAATGGCTCTACAATCAGTTTTACACCAGTTGATGATGAAAAAAAACTTCGTTCCCTCAACCTTGATATGGTTTACATCGAGCAATGTGAGGAAATCACCGAAGAAGCCTTTATTGAGTTGGATTTAAGGATTAGGAACGAAGTAGCCAAGAAATATGGTGGGCAGATGCTCATCGTGGTGCAACCATCCAATAAGTCACATTGGCTTTATCGCTTATTTTATCAGGAGAAAGCGAATGACCCTGATTACAAGAAAGTCCATTTCTCCTACTTGGAAAATCCGTTTCTGCCACCTGAACAAGCCAAGGTTTATGAAGGGCTTCGTGAAACAAACTATGAAAGATATCTGACTCACACAAAGGGTGAATGGGTGAGTTCATCCAAGCAGATATTCACTAATAACTGGAAAGTCGGTTTTGATAGAAGATTTTTCGATTTTTATGTTGGTGGAGTTGATTTTGGATGGAATAATCCTGCTTGTTTTTTATTATGTGGAGTGTATGATGATGAATTTTACATTTTAGGTGAAGTTTATCGTGCAGAGATGAAAACACAAGAATTTCTTGGTAGGATTGATGATTTGCTCCATATGAATGAGTTAAAGGTTGAGGATTTGGATGCAGTATACTGTGATAGTGCAGACCCTGAAAAGATTCAACAATTCTGTGATTATGGGATTAATGCTTATCCATCAGTTAAGGATGTTAAGGCTAAAATAGACACTACTCGTGAGACTAAAATCCATATTGACCCTTCTTGTGTCAATTTAATCCGTGAGATGCCTATGTATGAATGGAAGAAAAACAAGGATGGAGAATTGTTGGAAGAGCCAGTAAAGAAAAATGACCATGCCGTTGATGCATTGTGCTATGCTTGTTTCGGTGTTCGTGGTAAAACCAGTAAAAACAAACCAGTTTCAACAGTAGATGTGTCACAATTAAAAATTTATTAGGAGGTTAAGTTGAGTTTATTAGACCGATTCAGAAGCGATAAGCAGAATCAGACTGTCAAGAATGCAGAACCGAATCGTATACATACTGTCGGTGTCGATGACATCAAGACAGAGGTTATCGATAAAAGGTCACAGAATTGGGTTGATTTTGCACCACCAAAGATCAAACCAACCATCAAGAATCGCCGTAAGGCTTCAATGTTCCCATCCGTGTATGGTATTCTTTCTAACTTGGTGATGAAGACCATCAGTTCATATGTAATTGATGGTGATGACCAAGAATCTATCGATATAATATTGGAAGCCGAAAAGGAATGGGGACTCCGTAATTTGATGTATGAGTGTTTATGGAAGAACCTTGTGGATGGTGAAGTGTTCTATGAGATTGGTTCAAAGAATGGTCATGTCCAGTTAAGGCTTTTGGCTTTTGATGGCGAGAAAGCACTTATTAAAAAGATTTATGATGAAGATGGTGTAACAGTTAAAGGTTACAAACAACTTGTTCTTCGTAAGTCTGCCCTTAAAAAGTGGAAAGGAATAAAGTTTTGGGAGACTTATCAGGATTCAGAAGTCATTACAGTTGATTTTGAGCCTGACCAAATCTCTAATCCAATTTTGATATCTGTAGATGGTGTCGGACAGTCATTAGTTAAAAATGTCATTGACATCGCTTATTATTTGGAATCTCTTGCAAGGCAGATGCCGATGATTGTATTTAAATCTGCTAATCTCATGGTTGCCACCCTTGGTAATCAGGATAGAGGAGAATACAAGTTAGATGATGAATCAAGGGATTATATTGCAGATGAACTCTCTAATTATCATAATAAAGGTGTAGTGACCTTGCCTTATGGTATAGAGTTGGAATCTGTGGGCAATCCAGTATTGCCGAAAGTTGAAGATTATATCAAGTCTTTAAAAGCGATGTTGTATGAGGGTCTTGTAACTCCTGAATCATTGTACTCCTCTGAAAGTTCTAATAGGTCTACTGCACAGATTCAACTTACTGACTCCTCTACTGGTCATGTATTGTTTATTCAGTTCTGTCAGGAATTCTTGAAAGAATGGGTTGAAAGAACATTGATTGACCCTGAACTCAAAAAGCACGGAAAAGAGGAAGGTAGTGCATACTTGACATTTCAGGTTACTGATGCAGACCTCGACACTAATTTCTTGGAGACTGATGATGGACATAACACTTACATCACCGAAAGTGGCAGGAAATCTACTGCATTGACTGTTGATGATGATCCATATGAAACACAGAAAGGTAAGAATTAATGGTTGCAGAGATACAATATATCGAGGAATATTATGATTCATCAGAGGATGAGGATGATGATGAATTATTCTATGCACCTACTCGTTTTGAAGTTGATGAGCAATTAGTTATCGTTGCTTGTTTAATGTTATTAGAGCAGAGGTATCGTGTTTTGAAATCGATGAGTCCTGAAAGAGTTCAGGATGAGGTTGAGGCAATGATTGATTCATTGAATAGTGAATTGAAATCTACTGCTATTGATAAAATTGATTCTACTGTATGGGATTATTTTGATAAGATAATGTCTGATTTTAATATTCCTGATAAATATGTTAGTCAAGACACATCAATGTATCCTATTGTAGAAGAATCAATCAATACTCTATGTAATCAATTGAAAGGTGAACTTAAACAGAAGAGTATGTTCTTTGTAGATAATTTAACAAAGGACACATTCAATATTCTACCTAATTTTAAGAGAGCAGTTCGTAAAGTCATTGATGCAGTTGGTGGAAATCTAATATATTCCAAGGAGAAATCTAAAAGGAATGTTGAAGAGTTCGTTTATGGAAAAGATAAACTCTACTATTGGATTACTGCTAATAATGATAAGGTATGTGAATGGTGTAGGATGCAAGAGGCATTACCACCAAGGACATTAAGCGAAATGCCTTTGGATCATTGGAATGGTCATTGTGAGCATGAACCAGTTGATTACACTTATTCTGATGAATATATGATTATGTTGGCTCGTGGAGAATATCGTGATGAGATTAATGCTTATACTCCTGATGATGTGTCTATGAGTCAGGCAATCGGTAAGATTCAGGCAGATAGGAGGAGATTATGATTACTGTTTTTAAGACTGGCGATTTTGATTACTCTGATGTAGACCCATCATTAAAGAAGCCAGTTCGTTATTCTATTGATAATTTAATGGAAGTTGCATCAAGAACTTCCAAGATTAATGTTACTAATGAACATGAATCCGATGTTGTTAGTGAAATGAGTAATTTTATCGTTAAGGATGGATTGCTTATGGCAGATGAACCGAACAATCTTGATTTGAAAGGTATGGGGTTCAGTCCAGTATTCAATTTTGATTTAATTGAACATGAGGATTATTATGAACCAACCAATATCAAAATGACAGAGATTGGGTTCACAGAGAAACCAAGGACTCATATAGTGTATAATTCGATTACTGTTCCGAATGGTGAGAATGTTATGGATGATTCAGAGATTCAGAAATTAGTTAAAAGAAATAATGAGTTGCAGGAAGAGATTGGTGTTTTGAAGAATACTAATAAGCAACTTAATAAAGCAATTAAAGATAAAGATAAGGAGATTAAATCTATTAAAGACTCATATTCTGATGTTGATACTAAATTGAAAGAATATGATGGTCTTAAAGAAATAGAAACTAATTATAATAAGTTGATTTCATCAAAGAGAGATGATTTGATTCATCAAATCTGTGGTGAGGATAAGGAGAAAGCCAAGAAACTTGAGGGCAAATCTGTTGATGATTTGGAACTTATGATTGAGTTTATGGGTGGCGATTCAACTCCTACTGGATTAACTCCTCAACAAGCCAACGAAGAGGGTGGTTTGGATGATGGTAATAATCCCACTCCGACTGATGATGGTGAAATGTCTGATGATGAAATGATTAAATTTTATGAAAGTGAATTTGGTGAAAAACCAAGTTTTTTAAATGATTAGAGGATTTTAAGGTTATGGCTTTAAGAGATGCAGGTATACCTGCAAGAGATTATGAAAATGATTGCCCAACTATTGCAGTTAAATTGTATGAGGGTAATTTGACTTACAATGCTAATGGTATTGATGAAGAGGGTAGAACTACTGATATGTGGACTGTATCTGCACCTATCACTAAATCTACTTATGTGGAATTGCATGAAGATTCTACTGCAAGACATATTATTGTGAAACCTGCAGGTGCAAATAGTAAGAATATTGTAGGTAAATTAATCATCAATCCAAAGATGAAATGGACTGTCGATTGGACTGATTATGATAAGAACAGATTACCAAGAGAAAATAAGACTTGGGGTAACTATTCTCCAAGAACTGGTACTGTTGAGTTCTTTGGACATGATATTAGATATTTAGATTTAGTTGCAGACAATACTGCAATCGCTCCAAAAGATGCAGTTGTATACTCTGATGATGGAAAATTCGATAAGGCAGGTAATAATGCAACATCCAATACTATTGCATTGGCAAAAGTTAGTGCTAATAAAGGTGGTAAACTCCCAGTATTAGCAGGATTCTATGGAATTTAAGTATTCCTGATTACTTTTTTTATTTGAGGTATTTATTAAGTTATGTTAATTACTGAAAAAATGGATAAACTTTTAAAACCAAGTTCTGTTGAGTTTATTCTTTATTCTAAAATGAACCCAACCATGTCTATGTTGGGTATGTTCAATAAGCAAGATTTACATGGTGACAAACATTTTGCTTTTGCTACTGATAGAACATCTGCAGAAGATGACATTTTAAATGGTATCTTACACGAACCAGTTGAAATGGAAGAGGCTTCTCAATTACCACAGATTGAAATTAGTGGTATTCAAGAAGAAAGTGGACACACTACTAAACTTGGATTTGAGATGCAGTTCTCTGAAGAGGCAGTTGCAGATAATAAAAACTATTCTAATGTTCAAAGAACTCTTGAAAGAGCAGGATATGTAATGCAAAGGACTTTGAACAGATATGCTTACCAAGTATTAATTTCCAATGCAGAAGCCCCTACATTAGAGGACACACCTGAATCTTGGGCTACAGAGGGTAATGAAAAAATTGATGATGATGTAAAAGCATTGCAAAGAGCATTCAATAACCAAGAGGGCTATGATTACAACATGACCAATATGTATGTATCCAAAGAGTCCTTATGGGGTGCAGAAGACTACTACGATGCTACAAGAATCAATGGATTCGACCCATCTAATGTTCGTGGAATGTCATTAAATGGTATTTCTGAATTAGAAAGTGGATTGTTAGGTATCGATGCAAACTTAAAACCTGCTATGTGGTACTACAATGTCCATCCTGAAGATAACACTTACAATGACAGTTTCGGTTCATTTATTAATGTTAATCGTGTAGAACAGAATGATGAAATCCCAAGAGGACTCAAAATCCAAATGTATGTAGAGTTTGGATTTGCAGTATTAGAACCTCGTGCAGTTCTCTTCCAAGAGGGCATTTAAGTCCTCTTAAATCTTTTTTTAGGAGGTCTATTATGAGTATTCGTACTAAATTATTTGATAAAGGCAGACTTGTTGAAGAACAGTTTATTCGCTTTCTCATTAAATTAGATGAAAGGGTATCTGATTTAGAAGATGGTGAGGGTACTGCTTATGATGATACTGAAATTAAAGCAGATATTAGTGCTTTAGAAACTGCTATTGGTGATGAATCTACAGAGGGTTCTATTCTTGCAAGGATAAAAGCATTGGAAGATGCCCAAACACCTGATGACCCATCATCATAGGAGATGAACTCCTATGGCTTTAAAATATAAGATTACAGAGTTATTCAAGGGGAAATTTCCCCAACCTGCTAATCTTTATGCCCAATTACAAGATTTAGATAGACAAATTGAAAATGGTGCAGATGCAGTACCAGTTGTCAAGGAAGATGTTAAATTGACCAAAACTGCATTAAAAAAAGCATTCGGCAAGAAATTCAACAATATAGGTGTTGTACATAATGAAGAGGGTAGTTACCTCATCATAGCCGATAAAGATGATAATTTTAAACACATAGCATTAGAGGATTTATAAGAGATGCTTAAAACGAAAGAATACTATAAAATACTTCATTTTCTTAAAGTAGAGTCTGTAGATAGAATATATCCAGTCGAGGAGTATTTTTATGAAATAGATGAAGAAACTGGAGAAGAGATTCCAATCATCTATGAAGGAGATTCTTTCTTATTTGAAACTAATAGACAACAGTTTTCAGGATTGGACTATGTAGAAGTCTTACTTGAATCATCAGAAGAATTTAGTAGTGATGATATCAAGTTGAATATTTCTGAATATGTCAAGGGATATGATCCAGTTATGGTACTGGATGCAGAACCACATGATGGGATTGAAGTCAATAAACCAATTAAACTTGTTTTTAAGATTCGTAAATCACAAACTATGAGTGAGGCATCAAGGAATCTTACTAATATTCGTTCTATTGAGTTAGTTACTCCAAATAATTCTGCTTTTAAGATTCATGAAATCTGTTTCAGAGACAATAATGCTCCGTTCACACTTGAGCAATTGGATGCCTTTTATGAAGATGGGAAGTATTATGTCTTGTCTCGCCTTCATATGAGCGATGTTCCCCCTGAATTAGAAGACCATGTGTATACTGCTTCTGCAGGTTATGGGTGGATGTCTGTGTGGGAATATGAAGCCCGTGTGATGAATGATGAGCAGAAAAACGCTAAATCGTACGGAAAATGGTTGTTTGCTGTAGTGGATGATGCTATAGACTTGTATAAGAAAGCGAACGGCATAGCAGATGATGAACTGTTATTTGTAGACATAGGCTTGGTTACTCATCGTGGGGTTAAGTGGTAATGTCTGTTTTTGAAGATATCTTGATTGATTTAAGAGATTGCATACAAGAGTCTGAAGAGTTCAAAGACATTGATGTATATTTCGATGACTCGGAAATGAACCCTAACATTAGTTTACCTGCAATATCCTTTAAAGTAGGAAAACGAGAAGTTGTAGAGTATTGTGTTGGGGAGATTGAAGTTGTAAGACACATAGAAATCAGATTACATACAGAAACCCTTGATAAAAGACTTTTGCAGTCTGAACTGTATGATTATGAAGAACAGTTGTCACATTTAATCACCACATCAAAGATGAATGGTGATATTGCTAATTTTTATGAAATTATGGAAACTGGTAGTAGAGGAATTGGAGCATTAATGTTCAATTCAAGAAAAGAGGCTAACCAGTTCAATATGATATTCTTCTCAAATATATTGAGAGTTTCATTTGATTTAAGGTATAGGATATGAAGTATAAGTACATTGGAAGAGATGACTGCTTTTGTATTGAATTATTGGCTTATAAATTAGTTCCAAAAGGCAGTTACTTGAAGAATGGTCAAGTAATTGATGTGCCTAATGATTTGGACAGAGTTATTGAGTCATTAGATGTTAGTGGTCAATTCGTTAAAGTTCAAGATAATAGGAAAGTTAAAAAAGAGGATAAATAATTATGGTTCGTGAAGTTGCTCCAAACTTATCTTATCATTACTGGTATTTAGGTGTTCGTGGTCAAAACTTGAATGAGGAAGCCGACCCATTAGTGTTGGTTCGTGGTTCAGAGTTTAACCATGAAAGAGAGATTGAGATGGAGGATGATGAGGGTCATATGGGTACTGCAACTACTCGTATGTCCAGTTATCGTACATCTGCTACTGCTAACCCATCATATACTGATAAATGTAGGTATACAGAGGGATGGGAAGATGCTTGGTTGTTACTGTTAGGTTCTGATGATGGTGAGGGTAATGTAATCAAAGAGGCAGTTACTGGTGCAAATGGAGTATACAAGTATACTTTTAAGGTGAATGTTGAGAATCCACAAAATCCATATTTTGCAACATTATATAATGGTTTTGCTAAAACACAAGGCGATGCATATAAATATGAAGATGCATTGCTTGGAGAATTTGAATTAAGTGGTTCAAATGAAGAAGCCCCAACATACACTAATACATTCAGTACAAATTATCCAAAAGTAAATCAGACTAACCCAACAAGAGTTATTCCTGCTAAAACTGTATTCCCAAAAAGTGCAGATGTCAGATTATACATTGCACCACAAGGAACATATACAGAAGAATCTATTGCACAATATGAATATCCATGTTACTTGGATTGGAGTATAAGTGTCAATAATAACTTGGAATCTGTACCATGTAGTGGTGATGACTTTGGTGAATCAACAAAGGTTTTAGGTAATCGTGAGGGTGAAGTTTCCATTACTGTGCCATGGACAAGTGCAACTAAACATTTAGAGAAAGTGTTTGAAACTGGTGCAGAAGATGGTACTACTGTAACTACTGAAAATGATGTTAAAACCATTTGGGTTATAATGGAGAATACTAATATTGGTGAAACCAATCAAAAGTATAAAACCATCATTAAAATACCTAAAGTTGTTATAACTCAAGCATATTCTGAACAGTCAGGAAACGATGCTAAACAAATTGAGTTAGAGGGTAATATCGAAGAATCAGGTTCAGATTCATTTATTGAAACTGAAATTATTACTGATTTGGAGAATTTACATATTGATACTACTGCTACATCTCCATAGATGTAGTATTTTTTTTTAAATTTTTTTTGGGATATGTGGCTCAAGTAGAAGAGCGACTGGTTTGTAACCAGTAGGTTGGGAGTGCAAATCTCTCCATATCCTTTTGGTAGTGAAGTGTAATATCCGACAAGGCAAGTGGGTTCAAATCCCACCACTACCTATTTACAATTTTATAATTTGAGGTATATGCGAAAATGGTTATGAAAATGAATCAAAGAGTCGAATTCTGTGGTAAAGAAAGAAAATTCAAAAGATGTCCGAATAAAACTCTTAAGGACTACCAAAAAACCATAGAAGACATACAAGATAAATTAACTCCATTAGCAGAAAGAACAAGGGATTTCCAGTTCAGATTAACTGAATTGGAAGATGAAATCGCTTCAATCAATAAACATATTGAACTGCTTGAACAGTTGGAAGATGCTACTGATGATGAGATCCGTGAATGTATTGCATTGACTAAAGAGAAAATCAAACTGCAAAAAGAGATACATGGATTAAGAAGAGAGAACGATGAGGCAGAGAAAGAAGACAGAGAGTTCTATGAAGAACTTGATGAGATGCTCCGTGCAAACTATGGAGAATTCGCATCTAAAATCTTTGAAGACTTTGACCCATCAGAAATTGAAGATGCAGACTCTACTGATTTGACTATTGCTCCAAGATTGTCTGAATTATATCGTTTAGCAACTACTGGAGTAAAACAGAAAGAAGTAGACAAATTATATCAAAAAATCATTAAAGATTCTTTTCGTTAAACTCTGAAGATTCTGAATCATCAGATGATTCGGAAAATTCAGATGAAAATGATTTATCAGATATTCCGATGAGTTGGCTTATAGAAGAAGCCCAACTTGAAGAATATTTCTTACTTGTTCGTAGGATTCAAGGTATAGGGTTGTCTGTTGACCAGTATTGGGAAATGGACACTTGGACAACTTCCAAATTGCTCCGTATGGAAGAAGCGATTATTGAAGAGGAGCAGAGAGAGTATAACAAGTCTAACAATGTATATGAAGAAAGACCTGATGGTAATTCCGAAGAAATGAATGATTTAGTGGATGAGATGACTATAGATGATTGAATTTAAAGTTAGTGCTGAAGGGTTTGAAGAATGGTTGTTTTCGTTGCACCATAGATTTTTGGATATGGTTCAGACTATGATTGATATTCATTATCTAATTCAAGCAAATACTAATGAATATGTTCCATTGGATTTTGGTTACCTTGAATCATCATTTAGATATGATATAGTTAGACAAGATGAATTTTTCATTGAAATGCATAGCATATATAGTGCTTTAAGTCCGAGAGGATGGGATTATGCATTTTACCAATATGATGAAGATGGAAATCTTCGCCATAGAGGAACATATTCATTATATGATAGGGCGAGAGCAGGTTATCCAGTAGGGAATCATCATAGGCATGGTACAAGAGGTAAGAGCCTTTACCTTTTGGATGGGATAAAAGCATCAAAGTCTATGATGTGGACAATGTTGGAACAAGATTATTTATCATTATTTTATGGGGGAATTAAATAGATGGCAGTTGCAGGTCAACCTATAGAGGCAGTATTAACTTTAAATGCAAACAGTTTTCATACTGGAATTGCTGATGCACAAGGTGCTGTTCAAAAATTTGTTGGAACTATGACTAAAAATACTGGTGAAGTTTCAGCATTTAGTAGAGCAGTTGAAAATTTAGTTACCACACTTAAAAATGTTGAATTAGATTTGACTAAATTTACTAATCAGGCAAAAGGTGTTGAATCATTCAATAAGTTTGCAAATGGTGTAAAGGCTTTAGCGACTTCAGTTGAACTATTAGGCAATGAATCAAAGGAATCTTCCGTTGGATTGGAAAGAGTCAGAGGGATAATTACTTCTTTAGAAGGCACATTTGGTACGGCTAAAGTTGAAGTTACTGGATTGGCTAATGCATTGAAAGAGTTGAATACTTTTGAGCAACAGAATGCCCAACAATCTACTCGGAGCAATCAAGCGACTGCTAATCTTCGTAACAGTTATATGGATGCCAAGAATACAGTTATGGCATTCGCAAGAGCATTGAATAGTGAAAATGCTAGTTTATTAACTGTTACAAATGGTATAAGGCAGTATGATTCTGCATTGACTGTTGCATCTAATCATTTGGCACAACATTCCACCAAAGTCAATATGGCTAAAACATCATTGATTAGTTTGGAAGAAATTTATGCTAGACTCAATCCCACAATAAATCCAATCAATAAATCATTGGCTACAATGAATGCCCAATTTGAGAAAAATAGGGTTGAAGTTATGCGAATGATTACTGGTCAGGAAGAAGCGACTGCAGTCCTTGAAAGAAATAGTCAAGCAATGAGAAGAAATGCACAAGAGAAACTTCGTGCTATGGGTTATACTGGTAAATTATCAGTAGAAGAAGAGAAGTTATCTGCATCCACTACCAAGGCAACCACATCAACTCAAAGAAATGCAAGTGCTATGAGTCAGTCAACTGCTAGAACCAATCAGTTGACTAGTGCTACCAGTAGATTAGGTAAAGCAATGTCATCTCTTCGTATGATGGGATCATTAGTTGGCAGTATGTTGGCTTATAACTTCGCCCATAAGTTGTTGGTGGCTACTGGTGAAACTATTCATGCGAAATCTGAAATGGAGGGATACTTTAAAATGTTGAACTTCGGTCAGAGAGATATTGATGGATTTAATAATGCATTGGATAGGACTGTTGCCCAGTTCCAAAGGGTTAATAAGTATAGTCTTGGTGAAACTATTTCCAGTATTGGTGTAGAGTTTAATTTATCTACAAAGGAAATGGAAAAGGCGATGAAAGTAACCAGTATGATTACATCAGAATATCTTCGTGCAGGTAGGAATGCAAATGAGGCTTCTCTCGCAGTTAAGGATGTATTGCAGGGTCAATTCCAAAGATTGAGCAGAGAAACTGGTGTTAAAGGTGAGCAACTCAAAGAGGCAGGTTGGTCAGGAGATACTTCTGATGTACTCGGTTTAATGGAGGCATTAGAAAAAGTAGGGAAATCTCGTAACTGGGATGTCTTTGCAGAAAAGGCTAATTCCTTGAATGATATTTTAACCATCACACAGAACAGATTCGGTGAATGGAGTGCAGATTTAGTCTATTCAATACAACCTGCGATTGTTGGTGCATTCAATATGATTATGGGTACTGCACAAAAATTCGCTTCAGTAATGAGTGGTGTATGGGATTGGCTTAATGGTGATGGCATTGAATCTAATATTGCTAAATGGGGATTATTAGGTAGTGCTATTACTACTGTTCTTGGAATACTTGTTGCTTATCGTACTGGTGCAGGATTATTGCAAGTCGCTCAAATGGGATTAACACGAACTATTGCATCTACTATTTTAGGTTTGAATGCAGAGCAGGTTGCATTGTATGGAACACGAACTGCTATTATGAGTAAAATTTTTGGATTGGAAGCCGAAAAGGTTGCTACTTTATCTACAAGGGATGCAATATTATCTAAAATTTTAGGATTGGATGCAGAGGTAGTTGCACAAGAGGGTTTGAAATCTGCTATTTTAACTTCATCTTTTGCAAGGGAATTGGAACAGTTACAAACTGCAGGTGCAACTGAAGAGGAAATTGCTAATACTTTTGCTTTATATCAGAATCAGTTAGCACAGAAATCTACTATTGGTTTATTATCTGCTCAAGCATTAGGTTTAAATATGACTACTTATGCTACTCATGGTTTTACTGTTGCATTGCTTGAAGCGAATACTGGTATGAAAGCATCTCAAATCGCTTCTATGGGATTGATTAAAAAAATAGCCTTGTTAGGTGCATCTTTTGTAGCCCCAGTTGCCATTGTGGGTGCATTTGCAGTTGCATTAGGTATAATGGCTTATAAGATGAATGAGTCTGCTAAAGAGATGGAGCGATTTAATGATATTCTGAAGAATGGTGAGAATATTGTTAATGAGAATCGTGAAACAGTTCAATATTATACAGAGCAACAAGCAAAACTTAAAGACCAGTTGGCTAAAACTAAAGAGGGTACTGCAGAGTATTATGAGATTCAAGAGAAGTTAAGGAATACTAATCAGGCTTTAACCACCAGTAATGAGAATCTTGCTAATAGTTATAAGGCATTACAAGTGGCAAATTCTGCTCAAAAACATTATGAACAAGCCTTAACTGATATGGCTATTGAGCATCAAGGTAATTTGGCTAAAGCATATATGGATGCAGGTTATTCTGCAGTTGAAGCCTATGAGATGGCTAATGATTCATTGTTGGATGCTCAAGCAGGTGCAGAACAGTTAAGAGTTACTCTTCAAAAGATTGCACAGTTACAATATAAGGGTGAACAGAATGTTGCATATCTTTTAGATGAGTTTAGTGAAAACAATGTTGATAAGGATAAACAGAAACCATATCTTGAAAGAGCCGAATCTCTTAATGATAAAATGAGAAAGGCTATGGAAAAAGGTATGACTGATGAGTCATTCATGGGCAGAATGGATGGTTGGTTATCCTATTACCAATATCAAATAGAGAATTGGATTAATAATGTTGGTGCAATGTTTGAAGCAAAAGATTGGGGTGCAGTATTTGATAATGTGTGGAAAGGTATTGCTCATGGGTTTGCAGACTTGCCAATTATTAAAGACTTTTGGAATTGGGTATATGACCAAATAGGAGTTAAACAGTATGCAGGTAAGGGATGGAGTGCATTTACAGATGCTTTCTTCAATAATATGGAAACTATATCTGATATGTTCAAAAACAATTCTTTCATTAAAGGGATTTCTGCTTGGTTTGAATCACTTGCTCAATTGCTTGAAGATCCATTTGGTACTCTTGGTATTCAGTTACCTAAATTTGATATTTGGAAATTATTAGGATTGGATACAGTTAGTGCAGAGGATGGTTCTTCTCATCCTGAAGTAGCCGATGAGATGTATCAAGTTATTGTTCAACCTATTGTGGATTGGTGGAATGGGTTTATGGCAGACCCATTATCCTATATTGGTAATGGTTTGCAATATACTGGTATTGGAAGTCTTATATCTGCATTAATGGGTGTTACTGGTGGAATGGATTTAAGTTGGGCTTGGGATTATTTGAATAATAATGTCATTATTCCATTGCAGACTCAATTTAATATGTTTCTTGCCGACCCATTGAGTTATATTGGTGGTGCAGTAATGTCTACTGGTATTGGTGGTTTAATTAATGCTTTGATTCCTAATGATGGTGGTGCATCTATCTTGAATTGGGTTAATACAAGCATTATTCAACCTATGACTCTTGGTATACAGACTGGTATTGCATCTATTCCAATTATTGGTGATATTGCACAGATGTTAGGTTTAATACCACAACAGAATCCTAATGCTCAAGATAAAGGTACTCAATTAATGAGGGCAATGGGTAATGCTATAACTAATACTATTGCACAGATTCCTATTTTGTCTGATATTTTGAGAATGTTGGGTTTGATACCACAAGCGAATCCTACTGCATCATCTAATGGTAGGGGAGTCGGAGATGCTATTAAAACTGGTTTTAAGAATGGATTGAATGGTATTGTCGATATTATTAAAAATGAGTTAGACCACATTATCAATGCTATCCGTAATAAAATTGATGAAGCGAAGAGTAGTGCAATTGCTTTGGGTAATGCAGTTGTTAGTGGTGTTAGAAGTGCAATAGACCCAGGGTCACCAGGGATTATTGCAAGGTCTATTATTGGTAATGAGTTTGGTATTTATATCCCACAGAAAATTGCCGATGGTATAGATTTAGCATATTCTACTGCACAATCTTATGGTCAATCAATAAAAGATGGTATTTCTTCAGTAAATCTCAACAGTTTCGGTACATTTGCTACTGACTATGAAAGTGATGCTCAAATGATAAATGCAACTACTCAAATGATGGGTATGGATACAACTACTGCATTTAATGATATGAGTATGGCAGTAAATAGTACAACTTCATCAATGGGTGCTAATGTTACCTCTACCTATACATCAATGCAGACTAAACAGAGCAGTATGTTAAATACTATGAAAACACAGAACACATCTGCATATAATGATATGTATCAGAAGAGTAATCAATCATTGATACATATGAGAGATAGTACAAGTAACATTACTCATCAAATGACTAATGCATGGAACACTATGAAGAATAATATTGTACAGTCTGCTCATCAATTACAACATGATAGTACAGTACACTTCAATACATTAAGTAATACTATAGGTAGTTTCTATAGGAAGATACAGAACCCATCAAGTTGGGGTGCAGGTAGTGGATCATCAACTCCAGTAAGAACATCAAGGAATCCTACAATAGGTAGAAGAGTAGGTCATGCACTTCATGGTGCAGGTAGTAAAGGTAGTAAGTATAGTGGTTCATCAACTATGACTATTAGTCAGTTGAAGAAACAGTTATGTCCTAATGGTGATTGTGGTAATCTGTTTGATGGATATACTGCTACTGATAGGGTTGATGTGCAACAGTTCCTTAATAGTATTACTGGTGAACATGGGTTTGGTAGTTGGAGTGATTGGCATACTACTCATTATGGTTATATTAAGAATAAGTCTGACCAATGGAGTATGAAATCACCTACTATTAACCTTGCAGGTGGTATACCTACTAATGCAAATTATAAGGTTGGTGACTTTGAGAATGGTCAACCTAAAATATCATTCGCTTCATTCCAATCAATGGCAGAATCTATTTTCTCTGCAATACCTTACAGACATTACTATGACAGTTCATGGAAAGGTTCATGGTTAGGTGCATTACAAGCAGGTGCTTGTAACTGTTCTGATGGAGCAGATGCACTTATTGCATTCGCCTCTGCTTGTGGTTTCGGTGGACATAAGGTTCATGGTACTTGGGATGGAGAAGGACACTTTTGGGCAGTAATCAATGGTAAACCAATGGATACTACTGCATGGCAGAAAGGATATGGATGGACAAGTCCAAAAGTTCATGGATATGGAATGCCAGTTACAAGGACTGCAGTTCCACATGACAATAATCAAACAACTAATAATAATGCATCTCCAACCATTATAGTGAATATTAATGAACCAGTATATGGAGTTGATGAATTAGATAGTAAAATAGCCGATGGAGTAGATAAAGGATTGCAGAAACATTTTAACAAATCATATGCGATAGGAGTATAAATTAATGAGTTCACAGAGTTTGGCTTTGGATTTCCAAAGAACACCTACTTTTTTTACTAATTTTAATAATAAATTTCATTTGACAAATATGTCTGCAAGTGTAACTAATCAGTATGAGTTTGTATTTGCAAAATATTGCCCAACAAACATTAAAGAATGTTTGAGTGGTGACAGACTCAATGACAGTATGGTATATACTGAACATACTGCTAATGTGTCACTTGTATGGGATGAGGCTAATGAAATAATCAAAACATCAAATAGGATTGAATGGAACATTGGAAATGACCATACAACCATGCAAGGTGTTTTTTTAAGAGATAAATCATCACAATTTATTATGGGATATAGTATTAACTTGACACCAGTTGATGTGACTGATAAAGTAATTATAGATGCGAATACAATATTATGGAGTTTTATCGATGGTAACTAACTTTAAATTTACTCGTGTTGATGATTTCCTTGATGATATGAATCGTGAGGACTGTTTCGATACAAAAGATATGGATGGCATCACACCTAATTATCGTTTTGTATTAGCATCGAATATAGCCTCATCAGGCGATATTGAGGATTGCATTGATGAGGATGGTACATTAGATTTGGATGTAGTCACATTAGTTAATACAGTAGGTGTTGATGATGGATTCTGTGCATTATTATGGGGTAAAGGAGTTAATGGTGAAAGGAGCATATCTATTGCTAACTCTACTGTATCCTATGACCTTGGAGATGTGGCAAGTACACAGATTAAGGCTATATTCCTTGTAGCAATTGCAGATGGTACTGGATATGTGATGGCATACTGTATATTGGATAAACCATTAATTGCAAAGGGTTCATTGATTCTGCCGACTGATGGACTTGTTTGGAGTATGCATTATGGCAGATAAGAAAGTAGTTAAGGCAAGTGGAATTGCTACTGCACAGATTAACCCTAATGCTACTGTAAGACATAAATGGGTTAATGTTGCTAATGCAGTAGGTAATGTGGATAAGACTTATGCTACATCCACTTATTCCAAATCCAAAGTTGCTACACATTATGTTTCTAAAACATCATATGATAAGAATGGTAAAAAGATAACTAAAAAGGTAGCCGATAAATGGAAAACAACATATAATAAACCATATGTATTAGCATTCCATTCATTTGGCTTTGATTTACCATCTAATGCACGAATAAAGAAGATACAATTCGTTGCAAGGATTAAATCCCAATCTGATTTAACTGTATTTGCTCCTACTTGCGATTTCAGAATAAACAATCAGAATGCACAATCAATAGATGATGGTACTAATGGATTAAAAACTGGATGGCATAAAAGCCATTATTTGTATGTCGCTCAAAAAACCAAATTATCCACCAAATGGGATGAGATTTGGTATACAATGGATTATGCCGATATTAAAAGGGCAGGAATCACTAATACTCATTTAAATGCAGATTTAATGGGTTGTGATTTAATATGGAGAACTGCCGATAATATCAAAGGCGAAAACTATGGTAAAGACAATACGATTGGTAAGGATGTCTATATTGCATGGGTTAAATGTATTGTAACCTATGATGTTCCTGATTATAAAATAGATATTGTTAATCCAATTGAAGAGGCATTAGTTGTTGGTAAGGTTAAAACTGCAAACATTATTGATGCAAGTGGATCATCATCTTCGCCATTTCCAGTTGAACCCAAAGAAGAGTTTGAGTTAAAACTTAAATGTACTAATTCATCTCTTGCACATGGTAGTGGTGGCAGATACATTGCTATTGATGTTCCATGGGGTTCAGAGATTCGTAAGATTACTGGTGATGGTAGATTAACTTATGATTCTACTTTAAAGAAATACATATGGTCTGTTGACTGTAAATCATATGCAGATTATAGTATGACTATTGGAGTCACTACAAGTTCATCTGTTGCATCGAAACTGGAAGCGAATCTGTATGGTAGATATGAGAATCATACTTTAAGTGGACATATTCAATCTACTGATTATTATTACATCGGTAATCAGTATGTACTTGATAGGAATCATCAGGATATTGGATATTCTGACATTACAATTGTCAATAACAATAAGGATGGTATTCGTGGTTGGTTGCCATGTTGTTTGGATGTTATAGTGCATGGTGTTGTCGGCGATACTGAATGTGATGTTGTTATTGATTATGACTTGCCTTTATGGAGTATAGAGGGTAGAGATGGCTTTTTCTCTTTGGATTCATATATAAGTGATGGTACAGTTGAAATTCTTTCATATACTGCTAAAAGTGTGACTTTGCAAGTTCCATTTGAAACAGAGTTTGTTGCTACTTTGAAATTCTGTTTTATTGCTCCAGTTCAAAGTGGAACATTAAATATTCATGCACATACTAATTTTTCAGTTGGGGATTTCAGATATACATTCCCAGTTCTTAAAGCAGACCCATTCCTTTTAGAATTTGGTAAAGGTGGTGGAGATATTGTTAAAGTTACTAATCATCGTGTATTCACAGAGATTGAAACAGATACATTGATGATACCGATGATAGCCGATGATATTGATGCCAGTATGATTATGACTCCTTGTCAGATTAACATGAATGTATGGGAGGATTTGGATTATATCGGTTGTGTACCATTAGAGCATCTTCATTTTGACCCTAAATCAACTTTTAAGGATACATTGCTTAATTCAACTTATAAGAATAAAAGATATATGGGTAAGAAGTTGGCTACTGATGAAGATATTACCTTGAATGTTCGTTTGCATCCAAAACAAGTTACCACAATTCAGGGATTAATCGAAATGGACAAGCCTATCCCTATTAATGCAAATCACAAATGCTTTGAATCGGATGCCTTGAACCACAGAGGATGGGCAGAGATATATGGAATTAAGACCGAAGAAACTAATCCAAGGTGGTACAAATGTGATATTGATGTCAAATACCTGACTCATAACTTGGATACAAGATTCCATATCAACAGAGGAAAGCCTATTGATGATTATCCAATCCCATCTGTCTTATCAGAAGTATTCAGTAGTGGAGAGAACTTATCCGATACATCAGAAGATAAATATTTCACAGTTGATACCGATGGTACATTCATCTATAATGAAGATTACACCGACCCACAGACACACGAAACTACTGTAATCAATGATGAAGATAGGAATTTCTTCAATATAGATAATGGGGAACATATACATATTCAAACAGTTAATCCAATCTCACATGATTGTCAGATAGCATATACATGGTCTGCATCAATATTAGAAGAATATCGTGAGAATAAAATATCTAAAATAGTTAAACTGGTTGATAAAAAAGGAAATAGTGTATTTGAATATGAATACAACACATTAGAATTTATTACATCATCAGATGGCAGTATTGAAGAGGTTCAGGGTACTGTATTGTATCGTATAGGTGAAGAAACATTTGAAGAAGACTTCACATACAGATATGATGATGGTAATGATGCAGATATTGATGATGGTGAATTGGAGAATGTCATATCAAGTGGAGATGCAAGATATGGTTCAACACTACGATTCAACATTGCTAATAATAAAATAAGTGTCATTGATGAGGGATTCAATGGTAGTGAAGTCTATTTCCCAAATATTCAATTGCCTAATACTGAATATTATTATGTTGTTGAATGGAGGAATAATAATTCTGATGGAGATACTGTGCCAGTTGACTGTACAGTTGATTTCCAAGTACAAGACACAATATTGTCCACTACTTATGCTAATAAATTTGGTAAATTATTAATAAGCCCATTTCCAATCGTTGATAAGAAATTGCTTTTCACAAGAGAAGCCGAAGAGGGTACAATCTATTATTATGAGTTTGAAGAGGGTAAAGAATATTCATATATCGTAGAACCATATTATCAATATCAGAATGGAACAGACCTTAAAGGCGATGATATAAGTGTATTCAACTTGAATTATGGTTTTGACATTGTATATATTCAGAATGGACTTGTAAGGCTTGGATTCAATCGTGTTGATGATAAAGGACATATGTATCTTGCTAAATATGACCCACAGTCAGAATCATATGTTACAACAAACATATTGCGATTGAATAAATATATTGATTTGAATGTAAATTCAATATCAGATGATAAAATAGAATTACAAGCCTCTGATTCCACATTCACTATTTATCGTGGACACCCATACATCAAAATCAATCATATGGATGAAGATATTTATATTGACACTATATTCAATCGTGTATGGGCAGAGCAGGTTGGAGCAAGTGGTTCAGTAGATATACCTGCTTACTGGGATTTAATGAACACTAAAAACTTACTTCCACAATCCATTGGTGGAATAAACACTATTAATCCATCAGATATAAGAGTAGAGGAAGTTGAAGTGGATGATAATGCATCCATTGAAATGTCATGGGTTAATCCACCATCCACAGTTAATAATGAAGAAAATGTAACATTCAAGATTACAAGTGACTATTTGAATGATTATAGTGATGAAGTAACCTTTGAGGGTAACACTTCAAGTTTCGGATCATATTCATTTGAGAAAGTGTCTGACAATATTCCAGTCCAAATGGATTTCTATGTCAATGATTCAATCATGCAGACAAGTGATGTGAATAGATTGAATGTAATCATTCGTGACTGGGCTAATGATGGTATACGAAATAAGACAGTCTATTTCTTTGAGGAAGCCGAAGCGACAAGTCTTAAATTGTCTGCGAATAAATCAGTATTACAGACTGGTGAAACTGCAACATTTAAAGGTACTGTTCATGATGTGGATGGTAGTTTACTGGTTGGTGAATATGTTGCAGTAGTTTATGATGATGGTATAGATACTACTGGATGGAGAATTACTTGTAGTAAAGATAAATCAGTTATACAGACTGGAGATTCAGTAACTTTTACTGTAACAGTTAAGGATGCTAATAATAATCCAGTTGAAGATGTATTTGTTGGAATATATGAAAATAATGGAGAATAAAAGATTATGGCTAAAAGATTAATTGGAACTGCAACAACTAATGCTAATGGTGTTGCAAGTGTAACTTATACTGGTGCAGGTAGAGGATTACTGAATGTTTTCGCAGAAAGTGGTAGTTTACAATCAGAAATATTCGAAGTTTGGGATTATGTGAAGTTTGACAATGGTACTATTGCAAGTCATAATGATATTTGGACTAAACAAGTACAAACCTCTGAAATCGTTCGTTACGATGAGTATACTTCGGTATCGGAAGGAAGTGGAACTTATGCAGATGTAAGAACTCAAATAACTAATCAAGATTGCATTATTGAATTAGATGTGAAAAATGACAGTATGAATGGGTGGATTATTGGAATATTCCAATCTTCAACCCAATTAACTGGATTTGGATTACTTCAAGACTCATTTAACCAATGGACACACCTTAAAATAGAAATTCAAGGCAGTACAATCAAAGCATACTACAATAACGAAACATCTGCAAGAGTAATAAGAAATAACATGAATAGAGATACTTCACAACCACTAAATATTGCATTGCAGACTCCACAATCAATAACAACAATTGATTTCAAAGATTTCAAGGTTTATCCGATTTAAACTGGGTAAATCTTGATGTTTCTGAAACTGCAAGTTCCATTTGTTCCAAGATTGTTTGTAACAATCCTAAAACGAATATAAGTAGCATTTGATGGGATTTCGATTGTTGTAGAGAGTTGTCCTTGTGTAGTTGAAGATGACTGATTGTTTACACCATCTGAATATACTGCAAGATTCACAGTATCAGTTGCATTTACAATATCACATTCAAATTTAATTGTTTTTCCTTTGTAAATGTCACAACCTGCACCATTTACTCCATAATCTGCATATCCTCCACCATCAGAAATACGAGTAACTGTGAGTTTGTCTTCATCAAAAGCAAGACTCATAGTAGAATATACTCCATATCTGCTTGTAGTGTCAGAAGTCATCTCATCATGATACAATGTATCGAATACTTCGTATGTTTCTGATTGCAATATACAGTATTCTTTCTTCTGAAAAGTATTAAATGAAATTAGTGAAAAATATAAAAAAAATTTTTGAAAAGGTGAAAAATAAAATTGAATTTTGAAATACCTGATAATCATCATAATTTAAAATTGACTTTACAATCGAATGGGATGGGTATCCCATCGTTAGAAGTGTTTATTAATGATAGTTCGACACCATATAGGACTTACACTTCATCAAGTGTTAATTCACCCTACATATATAATATACCATTCTCTGATTATACTGTTGGAGATGTAATCACTAAATGTCGCTTAATACAAGATAGTCCAGTATTGCCATGGCAGACACATGAGGGAGTCACAGTATTAGTGGATGGTGTTGAAGTGGCTAATCTGAATTATGCTAATTCAACCACAGTAGATACTAACTGTGTTACTTATACTACTCAATTTAAGGAGGGTACACATGATATACAAGCATTCTATGTGGGTAATGATGAATATAATATGAGTATGACTGATAAATTGCATTTCATCGTTGCTCAACCACCAGTTGATGAATCTGCTACACCTACTACAAGTGGTACATATAGACTGGCATTTTATGGTAATACCCCATCCTCTTCTGTATATGGGAAATCTGCGAAGATTACTATGCAATTGACTAAAGGAAATGCTCCAGTTCGTGGCAAGACTGTTGAAAGAGTTGTAGGTGGTTCAGGGATTGGTACTGCATCTACTGATGCGAAAGGATTAGTGAGTATGAATACTCCAACATGGAATGCAGGAACATATAAGATTGGTGGATACTTCACAGAGGACAGTAAAAAGATTTATAGTGTCTATAAGACATTCACAGTCAATAAAGCACCTTGTACTATCACCATTGATGGTGGAACATATAAAAAAGATGGAGTTATTAAGTTTTATTTCAAATACAATAATTCAACACCAATTACTAATACAAAGGTTCAATTATATGTGAATGGTAAAATGACATCATATACTACTGATAAATGGGGTAAAATAGCATATAAATTCAGTAGTAAAGGAACATTCAAGTTTAAGGCAGTATATACTGGAAGTAAAAATATTGAGAAGAAAGAGTTCACTACAACAATTACTATTTCGGAGTAGAATATGGTTAGGTTAAGTACAGTATATGAAAGAGTCTATGATGCAGATTCAAAGAAAGAATCACAAGAGAAATTCTTTATGCTTCGTGGAGATGAAGCCTATGCAAGAACTACTGTATGTGAATTGTCTGCAAGTAATTATAATGATGATGCAATTGATTATTATACTGTAGATGTTACTGCAGATGTATTTCGTGGATTAGGTACATCATTTTTAGATTTATTCTTGAATGATGAATTGAAACCGAATCAGAGATGGAATACTTCAACTAATGTGCATCATTTCACTAAAACTGGATTACAATTGCCTTATGGATACAAGCATACATTATATGCAATTTATAGAGGAAATCCACAATGTTTAGGCAGTAGAAGTAAAGTTATTGAATTGGAATATGATATACCATCCAAATTCGCTACTGGAATTACAATCACACCTACTGTTTCCAGTAGTAATGTACAATTAAATGTTGCATTAACTATCGGTGGATCATCTACTGCAAGTGGAGTCCACAGTAGGAATATATTGATTTATGTTGATGGGGTTTATCATTCAACAATCACTACTGGTGCAAATACAAATTCTGCAACTACTGTAATTAATTCCTTGTCAATGGGAGTTCATAAGATTACTGCAGAAGTTGAAAAAGACAGATTGATTAATCAAGGCTCTGCAAGTGTAGAAGTCGCATTAGGTTACACAGTCAAATTGCAGAAAAGATGGGGTCATGCAACATTTGTCACTAATGCAGATAATATTTTTGATGTGACTGTTACTGATTCATATGATAATCCAATTGTTGGGGAAACAGTTTCATTTATGGGTCAAACTAAATCTACTGGAAGTGATGGTGTTGCTACATTCACAGTTAGAACTGCTACTGCAGGTAAATATAAGGCTACTTGCAGAGGATACCAATCTAATGAATTATCAATTAATCCAGTTAATGTTACTAATATAACCAGTATGGGTACTGCTATTGCAAATGCAGATAATGTTACTTCAATATGGTTTGATATTGAGCCTAAAGTTCCTAATGTATTAATTGATATGGATGGGGGATTGGATTCACATATGTACTCAAATGCGAATGGTAGAGCGATTGATACATATAATGGTACTGGTGCAGGTATTGTAAATATTACTGGTACAACACCAAATGGATTGACAAGTACAATTACAATATATGATTACTTGTATAGTTTTGTTGCAGGTCAAGATTTCCCTAATAGGCGATGCAGAGTAATAGGTACACTTAAACAATACAATACTTATTATGAATTTTCAATATTGTCAGGAGTTGGTTCTGCACTGGACTTCTTTGACCAAGAGGGTTTGCCGAATTTCCCAATGGAATTATATATGAAAGTTGCATCTCCATCCAATAATATTAAATTAACATTCTGTAACAATGGTTCTTTCGGAGAATCAAATACATTGAATTTAAATGCAGGTGATGAGATAGTATGCAGATACAATTCTCAAACAAGCAAAGTTGAAGCCTCCATTAATGGTACACAGATACCATTGACTGTTTCACAAAGTGGTAGTAATGGAAATATGATTAATTTCAAATCAAGTGGCTCATCAAATATTAGGTTTTCAGAATTAAGAGTTTTAAAATTGTAGGTTTAAGATAATGGCAAGTAAAACAATTACATATGATGAATATCGTTTTTTAATGAACAGAATCGCTTATTGGCTCATCAGTAACAATAAGAAGATTAAAATGAGAGATGTCTACACCCATATGGGTAAGGCATATAAATTATCTCAAGTAAAATCTATCATTAAAAAGAATAAGGATAGTAAAACATCCACTTGGGGTAGATGGTTCATGGATTGTGCAATTGCAGATAACAAGTCTTATGAACAGTTCCCTAACTATGTAACTGGCAGTAATGGTGTTAAATACTATTTGAACACTTATGTTGATATGAATAAAAGAGTTTTGGCATATGTTAAGGCTCATGATAATGTTCCACCTAAAACAGTCAAGATTCAAGGCTCAAATAAGAATAACACTACTTCACAGACTACTGATAGTACATTGAAGAAATGTTATGATGCATTTGGTAAATTCACTAAAATAGATGAGTTCTTGGAGAAGATACAAGGCAGAGGCTATGCATATTATTATAATTCAATCTATAATACTGCTACAACTATTTCAAGGATTAAGAATAGGCAAGGAGTGAATTGTACTGATTCTGCACAGTTAACATATCGTGTAGCATTAGCATTAGGTTATACTGTCCAGTTTGTCCATGTAAGATGCAGAGCAAGTGGTGATGGTCATGTAAGATTAAGATTAAAGGCTAAAGGCTCTGATAACTGGTTCTATCGTGACCCTGCATCAGTATTGGATGGTGGAAGTGTTACAAGCAATTGGTGTAGCGATGGAACTGTTTTAGCCTATAATCCTGCTTGGGTATTGGCAGATGTGATGGAATAATATGAGTCAATTAGAATATCATTTATATCTCCCAAAAACTCATGTTAGATTCGATAGGTCAGAAGTAACATTCAGTATTGGTCAAATAAGGAGCAGATACCCATCTGTTCTTTATTTCAGATTTTATGGGTACAATATACATGATGAATTAATCTACAAGTATACCAGTCCACGATGGATTATCGACAATCCAACCTCTGATGATGGAAAGCCAATGTTCAATAAGAAAACACGAACATGGGATATAGACAATTCAATACTTGATAAAATCGCATATACTCAAATAGAATTAATTACTATTGGCATTTCATCAGAGAACCCATTATATTTCAATAGAATAATATTCAATGAAGATGGGGATATAGGATTTTATATCCCTAATCAAATCGTAGCGAAACCGATTGGATTCAAGAATACAAGATACTGTAACTTGTATGATGTGGATGGGAATTATTTGCAGGTTATCAGACCTGAAGCCGATGGGATGATGACTAATATGTTATCTAAATGTAAATGTACAGTTATTGCACCCCATTTAACCAATGAATCTGACATTGATGACCCAGTAAACATTTTTTATGAATTTATAAATCAAGCCGAACAAAATATAGATGTATTAAGATAAATGGATAGTAAACACATAGAAAGAGATTATTCTGCTCATCGTAAGAATGTTATCAGACCCTACGATGAATATGTGAAACTGGAAATATTCAGTTTCGACCCTAAATATACTAAAACATATCTTCGTGAAGATAATACTCTTAAAGGCAAATCCAATACTGCAAAAACTTCATGGAAGAGTTGGAGTTGCTTTAAATCAGAGGATAAACAGAATGAGATGAAATTTAGCATAAAATATAATGCTAAAAAAGTTGGGGATTATCGTATTGATTTCATCTATGAACAGAATAATGCAATACATGAAAAAGTAGGTAAGAAGAATACGAACACCAGTAAGGATTTGACTGGCAGTATTGCGATTGATGGTACTGAATTGAATCCTGCACCTAAATTTGATGGTGAGAATAATGTATTGAAAAGAAAAACATTATTCAGACACTTATCAAAAGGCAATCATACAATAAACTTCAGTATACCACATAACTGTTATTTTTATGGTGTAATCATTCGTAAAGTAATCAAATTCGTTGGAGATAACTATTATGGTGATGCATTAGGTTCAGAAGAGGGTAATATGGTTTTAACCACTTGTACAGTCACTAATGGTGATATGTTAAAACCTACTGAATTATCTGCCGAAGTATTTTATGATCCAGACTTTGAATGTGATGAATCTCCAAGTGGATTCTATATTGATTATCATGATGAATGTAATTTCTATGTGAAAAGCAATGATAATGAGATTGTGCAAATCTTCGGTGGATATGTTTCATCCATATTGCCTGATAGTGACCGAACTAAACTGACTATACATTGTGCAGACAGATTAGTTGATGGTCAGAATAAATATATACTTGATTTCATGACATTGGGAGGTGGTAAAACTGACCCAAGTGAAACAGAGTATAATAAATCTATGAAACATGACTTTGACAGTTATCCAAAGGCATTGAAGTATTTATGTGATATTCATGAAACTACATTAAAGTCAAATATTACATCAAACTATACAGTTGATGGTGAAAAGTTCCATAAAGGATTCACAATCACTTATGGGTCAAATAAGAAGATTAAAAAGGTTACTGCATCTAATGGATTGACTACTGTATCAAAAAATTATATAATGCTACGAAACAAGGCTTCAAGTAACAAGCAACAGTCATGGGCATTATATGATGCGAAGAAACATAGTAAGAAACCAGTAGAGATAACTAATTACCCATATCTCCATATTACATATGGTTTAGGTAAAAAGAAAACTGAATACTCTACTAAAACCACAGAGAAAGTTGATGTGGCAGATACAAGTGCAGGTAGTCAAGAATTTAGCAAATGTGGTGTATCCAAGGATGGTAAATATTTAATGGCTATTGGATTACCATCTGCTTGTGGAGAAGTGTCTAAATATGGATACAAGTATTATAAGAGAATCTATGAGCGAAAATGTGTCTGTGGTTCAACTAATTTAGTGTGGGATTGGCATTGGGTTGGTAAATCAGATTATGGATATTCTCCATGTAGAGGCAATTCAGAGGGTGGTAGTGCAGAGGGTCATATCTTCTGTAAAAGTTGTGATAGGGATTATTCAATCATTACTGGTAAAGACCATGCCTATTGTGGTTCAACTAATAAATTAAAAGCAGTTTCAGGCATTACTGCATCATCAGAGGCAGAGGCACAGAAATTAAAGAATGGTAATATGTCTGCAGTTCCATCTACTGCAGTAGAAGTGTCATCAGATGACATATTTAAGGCTATCACTAAATTAGCATTCAAATATCGATATAAATTAGGTGCAGGGTCATCATCATGGAATACTATGAAAAAGGTAGGGTATGGTGACTGTTGGGCATTCTCTGAATTAATATTCAATGAATTGAAAAGATATGGTGTAAGTTGTCAAATCAGAGAATATAGAAGTACACCAAGTGTAGGAAATCATCGTACAGTTATTTACAAGGATGCAAAGGGTAAATGGCAAGATTTCCCATATCGTGAGCAGGGATGGGGTTCAAGATATGATAATATGTTAAATAATTATCCTATTGGTGCAAGTTTTCATGGTAGAATCATTCAAGATTACAAGGGAAACAATATGGGTAATATTAAAGCATCTACATCCACTACTAAATCCCAAACCACTAATGTAACTCATACAAAAGGATATGATAAAGATAAACCATTCCAAGCCTATTTAAAAATCACATATTCATTAGAGCAGTCATTTAATGCGAAGAAATATAATGTATATGTGAAGATGACACAGACTCCACCAACGAAATATGTATCCACTTCAGGCTTCAATTTCTACTGGGTGAATGATACAATCAAAAAGACAACCTTAAAAATCGGTAGTGACCATGAAAGTCAACATGATGGTTTAACATACTTTTTGAGAACTGCAGTACATAAAAAAGCAGATGCAAGATTCTATTTGCAATCTATTCATATGATTGCACCGAAGATTAAGGCTACACAAGAATCAAAGGATACTGACTGGTATAAGAATGATAAGAGTAGTGATGACCAATCCAGTTGCAAATTGAATCTGTATCAGATTAGTTTTGATGATAATGCAGGTGTAGAGGGTTCTGATTTGCCATCATGTGGTAAGTCCATTAATAGTATGATGCAAGAGTTGAATAAGGATGCAGGATACTATGTGAATATGACATATGGGCTTCATAGAAAAGATGACAAGATAAATTTCAGAGTAGTAAATAACACGATGGAGCAATTTATTGCATCGGAGGGTGATAATAACAATATTTTAGCATGGAACTCTATATCATACAGTCCAGTTGGGTCACTTTTTAATATGAGTAGATGTGTATTCAAAGCAGATGATTTAAAATACTTATATATTGATACACATGACAGTAAATCAATATTAAACTATGGTGAGCAATGCACATTACAAACCAGTAATGAAGCGATTAGTACACCACAAGCCTATTTTAATGCAGTTGAATCAGAGAAATATAATCCATCACAGACTTACACTTACACTATAACTGTACCAAATTATCCAAATTTGAGAATAGGCGATTTAGTAAAAGTTGTAGCGAATGCAAAGAAACTTAACAATGTCAAAGAAGTGAATAGTATTAAATTAACTTTTGAACATGATAAGATTCCAAGAATACGAACAGAAATAGGATTAGGTGAACTTGCACCTGATATTCGATTACAGAAGAATATTCAGAAGTTAAGAAGTGAAGCGAAAGATGAAGATACCAGTTTTGGTGCTACTGCAACACCAGTAACTGAAGAAATCTACTATGAGTGGGATAGATAAATGGCACAGATAGACCAAATACAGACAGATTTAGATAGACTGCTTATTGATGTTGATAGATTAAAGAATACTACTACTAACCCTGAATCAGTCATCAAAGAATATATACCTGATATATCTGACTTGAATGTATTGAATAATGACTTGGACACCTTGAATGGTTCATTGGATGATTTAGCAATGGATTTGTATGGTGATGAATCCCATGAGGGTTTAGTTGATTATTTGAATACATTGCAAGTCCAATTATATGGTAAAGGACAGACATATACAAAAGATGGTGTGGTTCATAACTGTACAATTACTGATCCTTGTCCTGACTCATTAAAAGGTAGATTGAATACTCTTCGTACTAATTTAGATGATTTATCACTTGCTAATGCAGAATTGAAGAAATCATTAAAAGCATTAACTGATGATTTAACAAACTTTACTGGTACATTTGCACAGTTCAAACAGAGTTTAGAGGCTCAAGGAATCCATTATGATTCATTAGATGCAAGTATACAAGCATTATTGCATTCAGTATATAATACTTTTCAAGCAATTGATGTAGTAGATGGTAGGGTTGATGATGTAAATGATACATTAGGTGACCCTGCAGATACTACAAACACATCAGTATTCGGTAAAATCAATAATACAAATGTAGCAGTTGATAATGTATCAAACCAAGCCGATAAGGTTGAGGGTCGAATGTATGCAGGATGGGATGAGTCGACTGGTACAAAAGGAAGTGGTACAATCACTCAACCTGCTAATGGAACAGTAAAAAAGAATCTTGATAAGGCAAAGGAAGATATTGGAACAGTAAATCCTACTGCCGATGGGACATTACAAGAACAGATAACTTATCTACCATCATATATTTCTGAATTAATAGTTACTGGTAATTCAAGTACATATGAAATGGGAACTCCCATTATAGCATCTCTAATACATAGTGATGGTTGGTATATTGCTATAAAACTTTCAGAATTAGCAAAAAAAATAATAAGGGATGAGGGGTCAATAACTTTTGATATAATTATAAGGTCAAGCACAACATATGATACTATATCAAGAACAGTAAGTACACCTACTGATATTATTAAAATACTCTATCCAAATTTTATTAACTTAAGTGGAGTAGTTGCAGTTATTTGCGAAAATTTAAAACATTACATATATTTTGATGATTATGCACCAGCAGTTCATACTCATTCAAAGTCACAGATTACTGATTTTTCACATACTCATCAGTCATCTGAAATAATTGATGATAGTGCCACTCCCCAATGGGAATATGTTAATTCAAGAGCAGTTTCTGATAATCAACAGATACATATTTATCGGTCAGGAGATATAATTATTTTTGAGGGAAGTGCGATTACTACTGCTCAAATACCCCCTGATGGAGAACTAAATATAGGACATATTAGTCCTAAACCATCTCATAAAGTATACTGCTCTTGTAGTGGGCTATTTCAAGGATATATTACAATACAAACAGATGGAATAGTTGTATTGAAAAATTTAGGGGCAACTATGAGTAGTGGACATCCATTTGCATTTAATTGTACTTATCCAGTTTTATCAAACACTAAATATAAATTGACTAATATGAGTAGTAGCAGTTCAATTACTCAAACTAATGATAATGTAACATTGTCAGTTAAATTATCAGATAATAATAATGCTCCACTTCAGGGTGAAAAAGTATATTTCTATTTGGAGAATAAGTAATTTTTTAGAAATCCCATCTATGAGATTTTCGGATCTTGTAGGTGGGATTTTTTTTTCGATAATTTTATATACTCTTTGAACCAATATATTTAAATAATGAGAGGTGAAAATTCAAACACTTTGACCTCAATCTCTATCTAAAATTATGTTATTAGTGTTTGAATTTACTCACATTTCGTAATATATTCAGTAGATAAAAGTAATACTGAATAGTTACCAAATGCTCTCTCAATAATTTAAATAATAAGTTTGAGGAGATATAATAACATGAGTAAAAAAAGCATAAAGTGTTTAAGGTTCATGGATAATTTAGCCTTAAGCACTCAAAAATCATATAACCAAGCAATAAAGTTATATGAAAAATTCCATGGCACAAGCATAGAGGCTTTAGTTGATGAGGCACTTGAAGAACAAGCAAATCAAGTGCCACATCACAAATTGAAAGTTATTGATAGGATTGAAGAGTTCCAAGACTATTTAATCCATCAAGAATTAGTAGTGGGTACAATTAAGACTCACATGAGCAGAATAAAAGCAATCTACCATAAAAATAGAGTAGAATTGCCATACATTGAACCAATCAATATCAAGCAGGTTAAAAGAAATCCTGCAATTGAGTTCAAAGATATTTTAACAAAGGATGAACTCAAAAAGGTTCTTCCACTTGTAAGATTGCCAGTCAGGGCAAGAATGATGGCAATGATACAAGGAGGATTATCTAATGAAGAATGCGAACAATTAACACTTCGCAGATTCATTGATGAACTCTACCCATATCATTTGCAGGATGATGACATCTCTGCACTTGAATGGTTAGCAGATGAGAATAATCCAGTTATATGGATTACCAAATTAATAAGAGTTAAAACTGGTAAACCATACTATGGGATTATCGGTGCAGAGGCAGTTAATGTTATAGCATCTGCTAAACTATATGAAAAAGACCTACCATCAAACAATGGAAATATTCCTGATAAATTGTTGAATACTCACAAATCCAATATGAATAGGATTTGCAGTAAAATCAACAAGAGATTAGGATTAGGTGAGGCAGGTGGAATGTATCGTTTAAGACCTCATGCCTTGAGGAAATTTCATGCCACATACATTGGTGGTTCTGCATTAAGTTATGATGAACAATCCATTATCACTAATGCCGAAATCGATGAAATGCAGGGAAGAGGTAAAACTGGGGTACAAGATACATATATCAAGACTAATCCTTTAAGGCAGAAAGTCTTATATGCAAAGGTGATGAATAATGTATCACTTTGGAATGAGTATGATTATGTCATCAGGGATAATGATGTTGAAATATTTCTCATTGACCCATCTGATGAGAATAAAAAATTAAAAAAAGAAGTTGCACATCTGACTCATCAACTTGAGCAAAAGAAACAAGCATCTGAAAAGGTGAATGCTTTAAGAAAAGAACTTGGTGATGATGTTTTCAAGGAAATGATTGGGGAAATATTGAATACTAATTAAATTATTGAAAAATAGCCTTTCAAAGTTACTGTAAATTGACTGTTACATATAGGGGTAACAATCAACTTACACTATTTTCTTCAATTATTGTTACTAATCATCATACAAACTATACCAATACCTATTGTAATACCTCCAATACCACATAAACTATAGTCAGTAAGAGCATTGCCCAAACCAACTTCACACAATCCAATAATCATTAAACAAACTACACAGAACAGTTCAAACCAATCCATTTTATCACTATTTTTTCAATAAATACTTCCTATTAAGAAGATTCATCATTTCATCAACGATTTCTTCATCAATATCAGAATATCCAGTATTTATTTCTATAATATTTCTCATTTCAACCCTATCATATATAACTGGATGAAATGTATAACACATTACACTCTTGCCACAATATTTTCTTTCATCTTTTTTATATTGTGTGACAAATCTTTCACATCTCACCATACTCTCTGCTCCAATAAGATACGATCCAGTTTCGCTACACTATCAATCTCATATTTTCTCATCAACTTTTCATAAGCATACAATAATTCTGCATTCCTATCGGCTCTATCAGATTCCTGATTCAACAAGTCACAGAGTTTCCGATTACCATGATAAGTATATCCAGTCAAATTATCAGTAATCATCTGACTTGTACGATTATAAATGAATCTTTTAGTCATCATTCACTCTCCTTGACAATTCCAAATAATCTTTTTTCAATCTTCTTAAATCCTTACGAACACAATCCCTCTGTTTCTTCAATTCCTTATTCCTTTCATATAATTTATCCAACTCTTCTGTTAATGCTTTTTCATACTCATATAAATCAGATGGGTCAAAAAATGCCAATCGTGGCAGATTACCAAGATTATCAACTAAATGAACTTCAACTACTCTTCCAGTTAACATATCTACTTCTCTTTCAATACTAAATCGTTTTTCAGTCATTCAACATCACCATCTAATTCTTTTAAAGGACAACCAGTTTGGCAGTAAGTATCTTCAAATTTATCTTGATTCCATATTTTAATTTTACAATGAGAATCAATCATTTTATTATCTTGAAATTGACAAGTCATTCCACATCACCTTATAAACTCTTTTCTTAATTCCTTTAATCTTCCATAATCATTTTCACAACCACCACACCATAATGCTTTTTCAAGTATTCTAATGTCGTATAGAAGTAAATCATTATTTTTACGATTTTGTTCAATTAATTGAGCAATTGTAGATTTTAACTGCTCATTCTCTTCTTCAACTCTTTGCAGTTCTTGTTGTAGTGTTTCACGAAGAGAAAATTCACCAACCCATTTCCCATCAAGTTCATTCAACAAATCACATATAATATCTACTCTAAAATCATAAGTTTTATTTTCGTTTGTATCACGAATAGTATGGTAACCTTTTATAAATCGTTTAGTCATCTAATCACCCTTTCACAAAATTTATAATGTTTACAATGCTCACAGTAATATATCAATTGTTTTTCTTCAATTTCAACTAATTTCATAAATCCTCTACCACAAAAGTTACATTTAAACATATGAGGTGCTTGAATTACATTACTGTTTTCAGTCATTCAATCACCTCTTACAAATTCATTCCAAGAGGATCTATTTGAATAATCTCTAAAAATACTATCAACAGATTCCCATATTTTTGAAGTGTCGAAATCACTATATTGTCCTATAATTCTTGCCAATTCATCTCTCCTACAAGCAGTATACTCTTTATCATTAGCCAAACTATCTATTTCCCTTGGAGATAAATTATTTGGATAATGAGGATAATTTGAAAATAGCCTATCTTCAATATCCTTCATCATATATGAATAATTAATTATTGTCCAAATCAAATCTTCTAAAGGAATGTTAAGAGTTATATCTTCATTTAAGATATCATCTAACATTTGTTTCATCTCATCATGTCTGTTTTCAGTCATTCTTTCACCAGTCTTAATGATTTGCTCCAACTTAAAAACTTCTGATTCCAATCTCATAATGGTTTCATGTTGATTATTCAGTAAATTTACTGTTTCCCCATGATTCCATATTGCCCATCGATTAGGTTCGCCCCTGTACTTATCAACATATTGCATCATTTGTGATTTTTCATTAAATTCTGTACTGTATCTTTTTTCAGTCATTCAAAATCTCCTTTTCTGTTTTTTACAAATCATTAATTCCTTTCGCAGACTGTTAATCTCTAATAATAATTCTCCATTCTTTTTGACTTCTTCGGCTAATAAATCAGTTAATTCTATTATTTTCTTTTCTTTTAGATTTAATATTCTTTCTGCTTCTCTTGTACTCCATAATGGATGTTTATGAGTATTTAATTCTACTTTCATTAAATTTATTTCATCATTTAATTCATTCAATTTCTTTGCAATCTTTGACTGTCCTCCATTGCAGTATGCGAAATGTTTCCCATCATATTCAATACTGTTCTTATTCACATTATATTGAAATTGTTTTTCAGTCATTCCCTCAAACAATTCTTCGGTAATTTCTTCCCAAGTCATTATTTTAACTCCTTTAATTTTTCTATAACTTCACATAAATGATTATATTCATCCCTAACCCATCGTTCTTCAATTTTGACTTTATGTGCTAATCTTTCTATTTCTATTTCATCGAAACATAATCTTGCAGAATGTAATTGAGATTTATGAGCAACTACATTCCCAAATACTCTGCAAAAATTCATACAAGCATTATATAAATCTAAAT